TGTAGAGGCTGGCCTGCTCTCTAGCGAAGGCTAGATTTTCTGCAGCACTCGCCCGGTACGCCCCAGCCTGCGCTTTCATGGCTCGCACCTGGGAAGCGTTCTGTTGGGCCTGTCCATACATCTGCAGGCCCGTGCTGACTGCGGTAATTGCTGCAAAAGCGGCTAATGCACTCATTCGTTGGTCTGGTAATCAATTGCTAGTAAAGTGACAGAAAACGGGTACGGTTGGTCCTGTCGCAAAAATAACTGGGTAATCGTGTTGAACTGATCGCCGACCTGATAGGTCTTCTCGCCAGTGAAAAAAGCCAAAGCGCTGCCGATATTGTCGCTGGCCGTTCTAAAGACCGCTTCGGTCAGGTCGCTGATGTTTACGCCAAAGTTCAGGCCAAGGCTCTCCAAATAGGCAATCGTGGCAGCGTCCAGATCATTGGCGTTGGTGCCAAACTTAAAGCTCAGTGATTCCAGTAGGCGCACAGTGAAGCGGTGGATGCGCTTGCGGTTTCCTACACTGGTGCCCTGTGAGGTTGAGGCTACCATTGGCAGGGTTTCGATGTCGCTGTTGTAACCAAAGCCTATGCGGAAATTAGTCGCAGCGGTCTGTAGGGTAATCGCTCCAGAGCTAACCGTTCGGTTGGGCTGGACTGCAGCATCGGCTAGGATCGCCACACTTTCGCCTTCCAGGTGATCCAACCCCAATACGCTGGTTGATGCGCTGGTGCGGCTGGGTGGCTCTTCTAGGCCACTGTCTACAAAGTGTGCGTCACTCGGCACGACCTCGCTGGCGACAAAATAGCGCTCCATGAATTCTATATAGCGCTTCACGCCCCCGTCGATGTCACGCTTTACAATCATCCAAAGTTGGTCGTGTGTGCCTCTTGGGATGACTGCGATGCTTTCCACCTTGGCCTGTGATCCATAGGTCGCATCACTGTGGCTTCCGCCAATGGTGTGGCGGTGCCAGGCCCGCATCTGTAACAGATCCACATAGGTCAGGCCCGCTAGTCTGCCATCGTTCCGCAAGCACCACAGCACGCTGTAGGGCTGATCCTGGTAGGCGGTGGCGATGATGCCGGTTTCACTGATGTCTTCACTGCGAAGTGTCAGGTCTGCCGCGCTGTACTGGTCCTGCAATTTGTCGAAGGCCAGTTCACGAACCTTCCGCCCGTTCTGTTGAATGTATAGTAGGTTATTGCCAATCTTGGCGGGCAAGGCTGTGGAATCTGACGCCCAGGCGCTCACCTTGGCAATCGTAAAATTGAAAGGGGTCAGCGTTAGATCATCATCGGTCCCGTAGCACTGGAATACGCCACCGGAGGTGCCAATCGTTAGACGCCGGTCTTCGTTCAGCCATTCGATCTGATCCACCGTGTCTGAGCTGATGGTGAGACTGAGCGCATTGTCTTCGTAAATCTGCTCACCAATAATGCTGCGCCCTGCGCTGTCAAACTGGCCGGTAGAGCGTCCAAGGGGTTCGGTAGCGGCAAAGTTAAAGAAGTCACCAGTGCGGCTAAAGAATAACGTCTGGGGCTCTTCGCTAGTGCCCGCATAGACTAGGCGCTGCTGGTAAATCTGTACGGTACGCGGGTAGCCTGTTGTCTCGCTGAAACTGCCTAGCTGCCATTCTGTAGTAGCGCCTACACCAGCGATGGCTTTCTTGAGTTTAACTAGGACAACCGTGGTAGAGGTGCCTCCAAGGAGTTCGATGATTTCGCCGTACCCCCATTTGATTTGGGGCGCGATCTCACTGTTCAACCGCAGGTAGCGCCCTCGGTCTGTGCTTTTGAAACCATCGCCATCGTTGATGCCACTGACCGAACTGGCCGTAACCCGCACATAGACATCCTTGTCTACGAAGGATTTGCTGAAAGTCAGGTCTTCCGTATCCGGGGCTCTCGCCAGATCAATTGGGGTACCGCCTGCTGTCGTAGCGATTTTAAAGGTGTTCTGTGTGGCGCTAACGACAAAGTAATCGGTGGCTGTCGCTAGGCGGGTGGAAATCGTCACATCTTCAGGGCCTGTGATTGTCTGGCTGGTGCCACTGGTAACGTCAAAAGTATTGGTCGTGGTGCCCGTGATTGTGTGGAAGCCATCGACTCCTGCGCCTGAAGTGAAATCCAGGTAGACCTCATCAGAGGTGCTGCGACTGTGGCCTGTTTCGGTCACGGTGACGGTAGTGCCACTTTGGCTGTAGGTGCCAGTGACGGGCGCTTTTGTAATGCCAGAGCCGCCTGTGAACTGCACCTTCATGCCGTTCACCAGTGGGTGATTCGCTAGCGTAAAGGTGTTGGTGGTGACATCGACATTGCTTGGGCTGACCGTGCCGACCTCTTCAAGACTAAGTGAGCCATTGGTAAAAACGGTGGTCCAGGTAGCACCGCCACCACCAGTAGCCAGCGCTACCGTCATCGTGGTGGTCGTGGTGTTGGTCGCCAGAAACGGCCCATCTGTAAAGACTACGGTAGGCGTCGTGTAGCTTCCGCCCACCACAGACGGCAGTAGATTCGTTAAGGTCCAGAGGTTGGTGTCGAAACGCTCCAGGCGGGCTGGCGGGTGGCTAGGGTGCGCTAGGAACAGAACGTCTGCGCTCTGTGTAAAACTCAGCTCATCTACCTGGGCAGCCGTGTAGCTCGTCGTGACTTCGTACCTTTGGCTGATGTTTACGTTGCCGCTGGTAGTCTGTGATGTGGTGCTGGTGACGGTGAAGTCATTCCCAGCAGTGCCTGTGATTGTGTAGAACCCATCAACGCCATCGCCTGAAGTGAAGTCGAGGTAGACCTCATCGGAGGTGCTGCGACTGTGTCCGGTTTCGGTGACGGTTACGGTAGTGCCACTTTGGCTGTAGGTGCCTGCAATGTCATCGGTGCGGACAGGACCATCATTGGCAAAGAAGCGGATGTAGAGATTGCCAAACTCTAGGATCAGGCTGGTGCCTTGACCACGGCTGAAGGGGATCAGTCTTGCCGCCCCATTGTTTTTGGTACGGGCCGCAAAGAAGGTCCCAGGTCGGCGGGTTAGGCTGCCCTGCGGCAACACAATCATGTTTTCTAGCTTGGCGAGGCTGGACTTGTAGGACTCCAGTTCAACCATGCCCTGCATACGCGGACTGATCTGTCCATCGGCAAAGCTGGATTGAAGGGCCTGAATCCGCATTATGGAGCCGGTACTGCTCGGCGGTAGGTGCTGCCTACCAACCTGGCGTTAATGAATCCATCCGCAATGAACTCGCCTGCCTGGGAGCGCTCCTGACTGTCTACGCCACGGGCTTCTGCTAGAATCTGTAAATACTTTGAAAGCATTCGGTCACGCAGCTCCGCACGGCCTGTGAGCGCTTCGGCGATCTCACTGCCTAGCTTCATGGCAATGGCGTGCAGTAGTAAGCTGTCAAACTGGGTGGGGTCGGTGACCTTGGCAATATAGAGAAGGTTGACCGCTGTTGCATCGGTGAACACAAAGCGGCCTTCCACTTTGTAGTCCTGGTAAAAATCTTCGATGTCCAAGACTCTCAAACAGTCAGCGGGGAGGGCAAACTTCTTGGCATACCCCCAGGCTGGAGCGGTGACACTGGCAGCCAGAGCCGCACGGGTGACCGCCGCATTCCAGGGGTGAGAGCGAAGCACGGCATCACGGCAGTCTTCGTAGCGAAGGTTGCACTGCCGCGCCCGCTCGTTTTCGTCGGTCAGCGCTGCGATTTTCGCCTCGCCCAGGTTGGACAGGGCGATGTTGCATATCTGAACGACTGAAGTCATTAGTCTCCTAACGTATAGAAGACCATGAAGGCAATTGTCCCAGTCGCGGCTGCGCCACCAACGGTAGCGATCAGATCAGTCTGGGCCGTGTAGTTGTAGCCCACACCGGCGATTGCGTTGGTGTTGGTTACGAGGTTGGCGGTGTTCATTGTGGTGGCAGTAATGAACCTGTCATCGTCAGAAGCATCGCCGACCTTGATGGTCACGCTAGCGCCTAGAGCGTCTGCCATCACCTTGACTTCCCAGATGGTGGCGCCCTTCGGCATTCTTGCAAAGGTTATCGTGTCTGAAGCTGCTGTAGAACTGGCTTCAAACGTGTCATACCAGACCCGCATCCGCCCGTGGGCTTCAGCAGCGTTCACATTCACCGACGGGTCCGCCGTGATGTTTGTGATTTTGGTGGTGTTATTATTTGCCATTAGTCAGTTCCTGTTATGGTGATTCGTCACAAGAAATTTGGACAACCTTCTCTTCTTCCATGCGGGTAGCGCCAATGCTCATGCAGGCATACACCTGAACGGCATAACCTTTGTCTGGGCGCTCATCAATGCGCACGGTCAGATCCTTGGCTACCGCTAGCGTGATTCCGTCTACGGCATACGCAAAACAGGTCCGCACATCCGTTCCACTGTCGTGTGCCAACCGGGTGCTGGTAATGAAGTTGAACCCCATGAAGGTATTCAACTCGCCCTGAACCAACGCCTTGACGGTGTTGTAATCGCTACTCGTAATGGTAGTGCTTTCCAAGAGGTCTTGGAGCTGCTTTGGTCCAATTACCATCACACGCGGAATTGACGGGTCTACATCATTGTTATCCATGATGTATTTGGCTTCGCGCAGCTTGCCAAGTGTCAGCCCTTCGTTGGAACCTGAGAGGTTGACCGCTACTTTCTGTCCTGCGGGCAGCGCGGTGGTGGTCCCTCCGGTTTCGCCAGTCTTTGCATCCCCTGTAGCTGCTGTTATGATTACATCATCCATGCTGCGACCAATGGCGAATGCCTGGGCCTGTGCGTAGGAACTGGTGGGGTCTACGATCATCCGTAGCTTGTCCTGGTCATCAATCAGATCGGCGACTTCGTAGTCGGCGAGGGTGACCATTCTGCGGCTATGGGGGGTATCGTTCAGTAAGGTGTCGGCAGCTCTGGTGGTTCGCACGCTGGCGCTCTGGCTACCAATCTGGTCAAAGAAGGCTTGTTTGCCGCGGACCATTTCCGTACGCACTAGACCGCGCAGGCGTGAGCCTTTCTGCTGGCTCAAGTGCTGTAAGTTGGCGCTGTACTGTTGTACGAACGCCGTCGTAATTTGCGATGACATTAGTCACTCCAATTTCGGCGTTCCCATGCCTGAAATCAGAGTTGTCCCGCAAAGGGGGCTCTATGGTAGGTGCGTGATTACGGGTCTGAACGATTGTCCGAACCGCAGCCTCGCATGGGGGATTGTGCCTAGCGTTTACGGCTAGGCGGTGGTTTCTGTCCGGTCTGTGCCGGTTCTAAATCTGATATAACCCACAGATAATAGGTGGTTGCAAGTGGGATCGGATCACTGACATCGACCTGTGTCCCGTTTTCTACTGCAAGCCGCAGGCACTCCATGCGCAGCTCACGCTTCTCTTCCAAGGTCATGTTAGCAGTTCCCGCAGGCGCAGGGCCTCCTGAACATACCTGTCGTGGTCCCGGTGCATCCCGTCCCAGTAGGGCGAATCTGGGGCCATCAACTCACTGAGGCGACCTTCAATATCCACACGGCCACCGTTGCCGCTGGTGCCCACATCGTTTTGCAGCAAGCCATCCTCTGCCATCAACTGGCCTACTTTGTTCATGAGTTTCACTAGCCCTGGGTGGTTGCCAATGCCTGTCTCTTCCACCAGCTTCAGGGTTTCGGCATCCGCCAGTTGCAGGAAGGCACGGCGGGCTACATCGGTGTTGGCGGCATAATCACGCCCCCATTCCTTTTGCAATTCCTGAACGTAGTTCTGTTGCTGGTACTGCCAGGCGTCCCGGTCTGCAGCGGTGTTGGACTCCTGGTTCTTGGTGTACCAGTCATAGAGCTGACGGGCCTGCACCTTGGAGAGCCCCAGCTTATGGGCTTCCTGCAGATACTGGCTGGTTACCTCATCCTGGGCATTGATCTCGTAGCCACTGACTTCATTGGGGCGGCCCAGGCGCTCATACACCT